CCTATTAACTTATATAATGCTCCGAAAGGATAAGATGGTGAAGTCAGACGTAGAGTCAAAATTAAGTACGCATGAAGAAGTTTGTGCATTACGTTACGAACAAATAAATGCAAGACTAAAAAGATTGGAACAAATCCTTTTAGGTACAGCGGGTTTTATTATTGTGTTTCTATTAACTCATAGATTTATGTAAAACGAATGAAAACATTATATAAAATATTAAGTTGGACAGTTATTGTTTTACTTGTTTTATTTATGGTTCATACTGCACATGCAGAAACCACAACTATTAACTATAAAGGTCAACCACCACCGAGTGCCATTAGCCCTTCTATAAGTGCTTTTAGCCAAGACGTTTGCCTTGTTCCTGTTAGTGGTTCTGTATCTAGCACACTGTTTGGCGTAAGTGGTGGCTCTGGCTATAAAGATGAGAACTGTGAACGTATTAAACTAGCTAAAACTCTTAATGACTTGGGTCTTAAAGTAGCTGCAGTATCTATTCTATGTCAAGATAATAGAGTATTTGAAGCTATGTTACAAAGCGGCTCACCATGCCCTATAAACGGTTCTATAGGTGATGCTGCTAAACGTGGTTGGTATGAATTAAAACCTGATACATTTAAGAAACTATATGGTCAAACATTTACGATACCGCTTGTTCCTGACGAGCCTATTACTACTTCTACAAGGAAATAATGCTTATGCTTGGTATTGCAACTATACTCCAACGCCTGAAGGCTATATGCTTGAAGGTTCTCTCTATTGTAACGGCATTGACCCACAAATTGCACTTAAAGACTATTGGTGCGTATCTTATCAACCTAGTGATCCAATCTGCGGTGTTTATCAAACACCTGCTTGTTCAGACTTGGTTGAAAATCAAACCACTGCTTGCACGTTACCTAACTATAGCGGTGTTGTTAATCAAAGCAGGAATTATAGTTGTTCTGCAAATTCTTGGTCAGCTTGGACAGAAACTTCTAACAATTGCACGCAAAATCCTCCAACGTGTCAAACAAGCACTGAAACTAGACAACTAGCCTGTCAGGAAGATTATGTAGGTTTAATCACAGAGACAAGGATGTCATCTTGTCCTGACCCTTATGGAAGTCCTATATGGGGTGCTTGGGTAGAAACCACAAACACATGCGTTAAGAGTGCTACAAACGTCACCAACGTGACTTCTCCAGTTAGCCCTAGCTCACCCCTTAATCCAATAAATGATCAGCCTATAAGCGTTCCTGTAGCTCCTGCAGTTGCTCCAGATATATCATCTAACCCTGTCGAAGTTAAGGTTGAACAACCAAAACAGGAAGTTAAAAGCGAGCCAAAAGCAAAAGAAGACAACCCAAAAGAAACACCAAAGGCTGAACAAAAGAGTGAAAGCAAGGAGAGTCCTAAACTTGAAATACCAAAGGGCAAACAACTTGTACATGGTTTTGGAATAGTCCTTTCGTTAGAAATACTTAATAAACCTATTATACAGCAAATTGAATTAACAGACGCATTTAAATTTGAACAGGAGATAAACAGTGAGTTCGGAAGAAACCAAAACCTTCAGCTTGAGCTTATCCAGCTCGGCACTTCTCAAGATGATTTTAATAGCATTGCCAATAGTAGCTGGAGGAGCTTACGCAGGCATAACTTTTTACAACAAGATGGTTTCGGCAATTGATGCTGTAGACAGTCTTGATCTAGCACCTATTGAGTCAAAACTTAATGGTTTAGAAATACAACTTAAAGCTATTAATGAAAGACAATACCAACTATCAGAATCTATCATGAAGGCTTCTGAAAAGTCTTCAGACGCTATTGCAAACTCTCGTGAAACTTCTGCTATGGTATCAGGTTTACGCAAAGAGTTAGAAGCTACTGTCAACGCTATGGATGACAAGTTAAATACAGTTAAACGTGCATCTATGAATCCACTTTCAAAATGACATTCATTACAGAGAATAATATAGCTAATCTATATTCGGCTCTTATAGAGATGCCCATTTTTGACGAATACAAACTACCACCAGCATCTAAAGTGGATTTTGTTATAACAAATGACATGGGTATCTGTGGAGAATATCAACCTCCAGAATCAGGTGAACCTCATATCATTACAATAAGCACAGCAAGACATTCACACTTGTATCCTGTTTTAATTACTTTATGCCATGAGATTATACATATGTGCGTGTATTTAGATTCACCTAAAACAGAAAAATATACAAGTCACAAAGGTTTATTTTTAAAATTACAAAAACGTGTAGCCAAAGAATTTGGCTTTGACCCAAAGGAGTTATAAGTGTTCTCATTATTATCATCAGTATTAGGATTTGCTACAGCAGGTCTTCCAAGCATTTTAGGTTTTTTTCAGCAAAAAGGCGATCAAAAGCATGAACGTGATATGGCTAAACTACAGAACGAACAGCAAATGGCTATGGCTCAAGCTGGCTTTGTATCTCAAGAGAAGATTGCCGCTATTGAATTAGAAGGAACATACGCAGAAACGTACGCACAAGAACGTGAAGCATTATATCAACACGATGCTAAACTTGTAGAACAATCATCACAATGGGTTAAAACTCTTAATGCCTGTGTAAGACCTATTATTGCATTTACATTTGTAGCGTTACTTGTATTTGTAGATGTAGCAGGTTTCTGGTGGGCAGTACGATCAGGTGCAGACTTTGGTACATCTATGGACATTATATTTAATTCAGAAGAAATGTCTATTGTAGGGTCAATCATTGGCTTTTACTTTGGTTCTCGCACTTGGGAAAAGAAACGTGAAAGTATCTGATAAACTTATCAAGTTACTACGTCATCACGAAGGTGTTAGAAACAAACCATACC